GTCGAGCGTTTGGGACGATCTGAAGACATATCTCATGTCGTCGTTTCACGGCCAGGGCGGCCAGACGTTTCGCATCCAGTGCGTCGGCGTCGATTACGGCTATCTTTCGACGATCGTTGCCAAATTCGTGAAGAAATACGCGGCCAAACGATGGTTCGCGGTCAAGGGAATGTCCGATCCGTTCAAGCCGCTAGTGTCAAAGCCGACCGAGACAGGCAAAAACCCGAAGATCCGCATGTTTCCTGTCGGGACCAACGCCGCCAAGGACGATATCTTCGCCGCCCTCAAGGTCGAAAAGCCCGGGCCGGCATATTGCCATTTTCCCGATCGCCAGCCATATAACGAGGACGCTCACATGAAGCAGCTGTGCTCCGAGCGGATGGTGACGCACACCCGCGGCGGCCGAACCTACCGAGTCTATGAAAAAGTCGGCCCAAATGTCCGCAACGAGGCCCTTGACGTCCGCGTCTATGCCCTCGTCGCCCGTGCGATCCTCAACCCGAATTACGAGGCGATCGCCAAACGCCGCCTGCAGCATGCCGAGGTCGCAGATCGTCCGCCCGAGGATGATCCGACACCGGACCCGACATCACCGCCGGAGCCGCAAACTCCGGAAGAGCGACGCCGAAAATTGAAGGTCGTTCGCGTTACCGGCAACAGATTTGAGAATTATAAGGTGTAATTATGAGCGAGATCAGGCGAACAGAACCGACACAGATCACCCAGGGCGAGCGGCTTCATTGGGAGCGGGAATTTGACGACCATCCGGCGACGGAATGGACGCTCGAATATCGTTTCCGCGGCAACGGGACAGGATTTGATGAGTCATGTACGGCGGACGGCGTTCGGTTCATTGCAGATATTCCCGAGTCAGCGACAGCGGATATGGATCCGGGCAAATATGTCTGGCAGGCATGGGCAACCGAGATCGCCGATGCGACAAATTCGGAAATGATCGCGAGCGATAGCGTTGTCGTAAAGGCTGGCTTCGTTCACGGTGCGACGACGGCCGTCGATCTTCGCAGCAACGCGAAAAAGACGCTCGATGCGATCAATGAGGCGTTGCTGACAGCATCGTCGACGGCGAACGTCATTGAGTACGAGATCACGACGCCCGCCGGCAATCGGCATGTGAAATATGCGACGCGGGCCGATCTGCTCGGCATTCGCAAGACCTATGCGGGCATAGTTTCGCGTGAGAACGCCGCCGAACGCGTCAAAAACGGTAAGCCGCTGGCCCAGCAGGTAAAGATAGTGATGAGGGAACGAGGATGAAAAAGAAACTAGCAGCCCGTCTTTACGACGCCGTTTTTCCGCCGAAGCCAAAGACGTCCAAACGTTATCGGCGTGATTATGCAGCGGCCCGCGTCGATCGAACAAATGCCGACTGGACGGTCCGCCCGATGACGGCAAATTACGACCTGCGGCGTGATCTGCGGATCCTGCGTGCCCGTGCCCGCGATGCTGCCCACAACAATTCGCATTTCAAGAAATATCTTTCGATGGTCCGGTCAAATGTCATTGGTCCGAAAGGAATCAGGCTGCAGTGCCGGGCTTATATGCCTGACGGCAAGACGCTGAATGCAGATCTCAACAAACAGATCGAGACCGCTTTCTGGGAATGGGGCCATAAGGAAAACTGCACGGTCAGCCAACGACTCGACTGGCTCGGGATGCAGCGGCTGATCGTGACGCAGCTCGCCCGCGACGGCGAGTTTCTCGTGCAAAAGATCGCGGCGAATAATGCTTTCGGCTTCGCCCTGAAAGCGATCAACGTCGACTATCTCGATGAGTTTTACAATGCCGAGCTGCCAAACGGCAACCGCGTCATCATGTCGGTCGAAATCGACGCCTTTGACCGGCCCGTCGCCTATTATCTGACCACGCCGTCGCCTGATTATCTTTTCGCCGATCGCAAACGGCTCATGCGTGTTCGCGTCGACGCCAGTGAGATGATCCACGGCTTTCTGGTTTTCGACGACGAGAGCCAGGTCCGCGGCGTGACGATGTTTCACGCGGCGATGCTCGATGCCAAAAACCTCGCGGGCTACAAAGAGGGTGTGATCACTTCGGCCCGCATGGCCGCGAACAATATCGGCTTCCTTGAGAAAAACGACAACGACGAGGTCACATTTGACGGCGATACCGATGGCGACAATGATCTCGATGATACGCCGGTGATCAACGTCTCGCCGCTTGCGATGAACATCCTGCCCGACGGTATGTCGTTCAAGGAATTCGACCCGAAACAGCCGACGCAAAATCACCCGGCGTTCTATAAATCGATCTTAATGGATAACGCCGCGGGCCTCGACGTCCCTTATTTTGACCTGACCGGCGACATGGAAGCCGTCAACTACTCATCGGCCCGCGTCGGCCTGAGCGAATCGCGTGATATCTGGATGGCCTTACAGGATTTCGTCTCAACGATGTTTTGCCGAGAGGTTTATCACGCCTGGACGATCGCCGCGATGCTCAACGGAGCTTTGAAGATCACGGCAAAAGACTTTCGCGAGATCCAGAATCCGACATGGCGAGCCCGCGGCTGGCAATATATCAATCCCAAGGACGAAGTCGAGGCCTCGACGACCGCTTTGCAGAACAATCTCGCGACGCTTACCGGCGAGCTCGCCGAGCAGGGTATCGATATCATCGATCATTTCGAAACCATCCAACAGGAGCGTGAGTTGGCCAAGAAATACGGCATCGAGCTTGTTTACGTCACCAAGACGACCGCGACCGAAACCGCCCCGACGGACCCGAACGCCGACAACACGGCAGCCGATGCCAATCCGCCGGCAAAACGATCACTCACAAATGGGCACGATTTCGAGCATTTAACACAGTAACGGGGCATTATCATGGCAACCGAAGCAACATTCGCATTTCTCCAGGGTGTGACCTTCACGCGGGATTTCAGTTATTACACGCCCGGTACGCCGAACGTGCCGATCGATCTTACAGGCCAATCGCTAATATTCGAGATCCGCGACAGCGATCAATTTGTTAAATTCTCGATCTCGAGTGCGGATGGGGCGAATGCAAATGGCTCTATCCTTGAGATCACCGATGCCGATGGCGGACTGTTCTCATTGACCGTCACGGATGAAGATACTCACCGCTTAAAATTCGACACCGGTTTCTGGTGGCTTGGGCTGAATAACGCCGGAGCCGTTCGCCGCATAGGGCATGGCGATCTGACGTCCGCAAAACCATGAGCGATCCGATCATCGAGATCACCGAGGAGATCACCGAGCTCGCCATTATCAACGGCGATGAGCCAGTCGTGACGCTTGAGATCGCCGAGCAGACTGACGTCGAGATATTAGAGATCGCCGAACAAGGTCCGCGGGGTATTCAGGGAATCCAGGGGATACAAGGAATTCAGGGAATTCAAGGCATCCAGGGCATAAAAGGCGATACCGGTGACACCGGACCGCAGGGGCCGTCCGGCGATGGCGGTGCGGGCTCTTTCATATCCGGCATGGTCATCATGTGGTCGGGCAGCATTGCTACCGTCCCGACCGGATGGGCCTTGTGCGATGGCAATAACGGCACGCCTGACCTGCGAGATAAGTTTGTTGTGGGTGCGACCGCAGACGCCAGCGGCGTTGCTAAGTCGAATATCGAAGGCTCGCTCAAACAAACCGGCGGCACGACCGGCCACTCGCACAGCGGCCATGCAAATCTCACCCATGCCGGCGGTGCCGTTGCCGATCACACAGGTCTGACCCACGGCCTGACGATCGCCAATCATCCGGATCTGACGCACGCTGCTCTCTCGCATCCGGCCTTGACCATCAGCCATGCTGATCACCTGATCGCGAGCATTTCCCACAGTCACGCGGCCGTGACATTGACGCATGCTGATCATTCAGTCGCATCGGCAACCCACACGCACGCCGCGATCACGCTCACGCATGCTGATCACGCATCGCGGGCGGACCTTTCGCGGCCCGGGCTAACGCACGCTGATCACAGCGTTGCATCCGGCAGCCACACGCACGCCGCGATCACGCTCACACATGCCGATCACAGTTTGGCGTCGTTCAGCGGTACGCAGCCGTCCATTGCGAATGCGACCGCTCCAAGCTATGCATCGCAGGCCGGCGGATCGATCACCGGCACGGTAACGCGTTCGGTTGTTACGACGGGCGGCCTGCTCCTGACTCAGCTCTCGTCGAACATGGGCGTGAATCAGGGATCCTATCAATCAGTCGCCGGCGTATCTGTTCCCTCGGCGTCGCATTCGCACGCCGCGATCACAGTGACGCATGCGGATCACTCGGTCGCTTCATTCACCGGCAGCCAGGCGGCCGTGACGCTCACGCATGCCAGCCATCCATCAGGGGCTGACGTCTCGATGCCTGCGTTGACGCACCCCGATCATAGCGTTGCGTCTTTCACCGGCAGCCAGGCGGCCGCGACGTTGACCCATCCGGATCATAGCGTCGCATCCTTTTCGGGCACGCAGCCGGCAACTACACTCACGCACGCGGATCATAGCCTCGCGTCGCTGTCTCACCAGGACATCGGAACGCACAAGGGAACTGATTACGGCGTCCATAATTTTACCGCTCCGGCCGCCCACGGCACGGCAGGAACGTTGACGCACAATTTTACGCAGCCGGATGATCACACGATCTCGGCACACGATACGGTCTCGAACGTGATCCCGTATTACGCACTCGCTTTCATCATGTATCTATGAATTCAGGAACCGGAAAAGTCTTAGTTAGTTGCCCAACCTACGCCGGCAAGGAATATTGTCTCGATGAGTGGGTTTCGGCTTTTCACGCTTTCACTTACCAGGATAAGCACGCTTATATGGTCGATAATACGCGGGTCTCGCTCGCCTATTTCGAAAAGCTGAAATCGAAAGGGATCGATTGTTCGCATCTCGTGCCGTGGCCGGATTGGGACCGGACATTTCTTAAATGCTGGCAGCTCATGCTCGCCCGGGCCCAGGACCTTGATTGTTACTGGGTCTACAGCGTCGAAGCAGACAATATTCCGGCTCCTGAGTCGCTAGAGATCATGGTGAATATGGCCCTTTACGGCAACCTTCATCTAGTCACGCACATTTATCCAATGCACAAGACCGCTGCCGAAGCTTCAGGCATTCCGGAGGATTCCTGGTATTACAACGAGCTTGGCTGCATGTTGATGTCGCGAAGCCTGCTCGAGCGTGCGATCGCCGAATTTGAAGAGTGGGGAAATATCGCCGCCGCGATCTTTAACACGAATGAGCGATATGTCGGTGGTTACGCCAAGCTGACAAACCGATTCGAGGTCAAACATCTCGACGGTTACGAAATGAGCTTTGCAAACCTCGGCCCGAGCGAGATTCCAGGCCTGATCATGCCAACGCCGAAAATGCCCGACGATTACGGCACCGTCCTGCCGCCATCTTTATTATGACAACCGCAAAACAAAAGAAACTGCTCAGATTGGATATCGGTGCCGGCGAATATCGTCGCGGCGAAGAATTTACGACCGTCGATATGTTCGGCAGCCCCGATATCAAGGCCGCCATGTGGGAGATCCCGCTGGCGGATGAATCCGTCGAAGAGATCTGGTGCTCGCATGCCCTCGAACACATCGCCTGTGCCGACATCAATCGCACACTCAAGGAATTCCTGCGGGTATTACGCCCGGGCGGGCGGGCGATCATCCAAGTGCCGAACTTCGATTATGTCGCCCGGTACTGGCTGACCGGTCCCGATCGGGCCTGGGCCGAGCAGATGGTCTTCGGAAAACAGGACCACGAAGGCGAATTTCACAAGACGGCATGGACCAACGGCATCCTCGAAGGTGACCTGCGGGGTGCCGGATTCGAGATCGACCGCATCGAGATACGCTGGACGCACAACCAGGAAACGTGGCA